CAGAACTCATACTTACACATATGAAGAATTATTACAGTTATATTATGAATTTAATTCTCCAATTGAACCATTAAATTCAGATCAATTATTAATAGATTATGTTCATTATTTAGAAAATGAAGTTAATAAGAAAACCGGTGGAGATTGTACTGACTTTGCATCAACAATTAAATCTCAATTAGAAACAGACCCAAGTAGAGTTAATAGATTATATCCTCCAACAGAAAATTATGCTATATATAGCTGGCAACATTTAACAAAATTGAAAGATTGTGAGTCTAATGTATATGGTATGCAAAATCCATATGTTTCAAATTGTGAAACAATGTATAAATTTTTACGATTTTTAAAAAGTAATAATATTAAATATATTGTTTGCTTACATAGCAATGGTGAACCTATTAGAGATTTGTGTGAAATTGGAGATACATTAGTTTTTTTTAATAAGTCAATTACAGATGGTAGACCAATGTCTTATGAAATTGGTATGAGCATAATTGCATTAATAGAAAATATTGGTCAAGATGCAATTGTTTTTTATTGCACCGCTGGATTTGGGAGAACTGGATCGGTAATGTACTTAATATATATGTACTTAAAGTGTAAAAAAAATAGATCAATTTTAACAAATATATTACCATATGGTCGAGAAATTGTTTATAGTGAATATTGGCTGTCAGATGTTTATTCATTAAAAGCGACTGAGGAATTATTTCATCATGGTCCAATTTTTAAGGCTATAAATGTAATAAATCTTGTAATTGCTCAAAGTTTAGATATATATTGTAGAGATGTACCACATACACCTATTAGATATATGCAATATTCAGATGCCCTAAATCCAACTGATCAGGTTATATTTAATATTACACCTATAGAAGATACAATGGCTGAGCGTATCAAAAACTTGGCATATAAAATAAATGTACAAAAGTTAAATTATAATATGGACAGTTCAGAATTATCAATTATTATTTTAACAAGTAATGATTTTGACAAATCTGAATATTGGAAAACGCCATTGAGTGGTTTTTTTGGTGGTATTGTGCCATGGACTGCATATATGTATATTGATGATAAAACTCAATATGTAATTGATATTGGAACTTTAAAAACAGTGCCGGAATTTAATGCATATGTTGAATCTATTGGAGAACTTGATAAACTTGAGCATATAAAAGATTCAATTATACTAGATCATAATAATGAATTAGTTCGTTTTGAGATATCACAAATAGAGATTGATTTTTATACTATAAAAGTAGTCAAAAATTGGAGTATGTATAAACAAATTAATGAAAAAACATATAGATTTGCTGGTATAGAATATCCAGTATATTTTAAGCCAAGTCGGTTTTATTTATTTTTTAATGAAAGTGACAATAATAGATCTTCTAATTCTAAGAAATTTTTAGAACACATTAAAAAAATAGATGGAGAAGATGAAGTTAACTCAAAAATAGAAGAAATAAAAAAAGATTGTTATGAGTATTTAAAAAAAATAGAGGATGAAGAAGACTAATACAAAGCCATTGTCAGTTTAAAATTAAAAATTCTAAAAATAAAAAGATTGTTTATTTTTTTGATACTTTTTAGTGATTTTAAAGGATGATCTTATAATATTTTCCAAGTTATTAGATTCATTATTAAATAATTTTACATATTGAAAATTAAACCATCCAATATCTCCCACTTCTCTTATATCATTTAATAAATTTAATCTTTGGTATATTTTATGACCCATATAATTTTTTATGTATAGATTATTTATAATCCCAATAAAATATATAAATACATATTTTACATTATTTGATATAAAACTTACTTTTTTTTTGATATTTGGTATTATTTTATAAAATTCTTTTTTTATCCCGGTCTCTTCTTCGACTTCTCTAATTGCGCAATCAATATCAGATTCTTTATTATTTGTCTTTCTTCCCTTTGGAATTTCCCATAGACGAGTTCCTCTAAATCTTGTATTTTTTACAAGTGAAAGTAATTTTTTTCCATCATCATAATCTAAAAAAGATGATTTAAATTTATTAAATTTTTTAATATATTGTGGATCATTTTTATCAACGGATAAGCATAATCTATACCACATTTGCTCAAAATTTAATGACATTATATCTAACAATTCTTCTGTGGTCATTTGTTCTAAAAGCGCCTCTAATGACATAATTGTATAATTTTTCTTTACAAAAAATTTAGCTGTATTATGATGCAAATATATATAATTTCCATTAATAAACTCATTAAATGCATATGTATATCTTTTATGCACAAGAAGTACCTCTGGGGAAAAATTTAAACTCCCAGGTTTTACTAAAATAATACCAATCGATGTTTTTGTTATCATTCTTTTTTGTAATTATAATTAAATTACTCTATATTACTATGTTTTTTATTGTACAATTGCCATAGTTTGAAAAATTGGAGGAACTCCAATTTGTTCTGCGTCGCTTTATTTTTTTAATTAACCCTTTTGAAAAAGGCTTTACCCAAAACTTTTTTTTGCCTCCTTTATTTTTTTAATTAACCCTTTTAAAAAAGGCTTTACCCAAAACTTTTCTTTTTTATTTTTATTTTTTCTTTTTTTTGCCCCCTCGGACAAATTCCAAAAAAAGTTTTGGGTAAAGCCTTTTTCAAAAGGGTTAAAGAAAGAGGAAGTGTTAGTTATAATTGCCATTACGGGCACCATATAATCGATCAAAATTGCCACCATTTTTTGCCCTTAGTGCGTCCATATTCCACCCCCTAACGCGATTATCGGATTCTTTTAGCCCAAATCCTAATGTTTCTTTTATATCGGTATCAACCCCTTCTCTTGACAATTTTTGCCAAAATGGAATTTCTTTATATCGCATATGAGATTTATATTCTTTTGCTTCATTTGAGTTTTCTATTCCTTGTATAGATGTATCAATGATTCCATCATCTGAATATTGATAATTTGCCATATTAAAATTTGAAAAATCATCATTTATGGTATTATGTAGTGGCAAATTTAATTGTGATTTATTATATTTTTGCTTTCCATCTTTTTTTGACCAATCTGAACGATTTTCTAAAACATTAAAATTATCTCCCATATCATTAAAATATTCATATCCTTGAGGCCTTAAACTGTCAGAAATAAACATTGTCATTGCGTAATCTTCATTGGTTTCAGTCAATCCAACAGTTGGGACATGATCTAATAATTTAAGATATGGATTTTTATATTCATATTCTATATCATAGTTTTCTTTTATATTTCTACTGGGCTCATAACTACCAATACCCCTCCCCATTGACTGGATAGCATTTGGCATACTAGCAAGAATTGCATCGCTTCTATGACTAGCATCGCTTTTATACATTGCATTTGGGTCGCTTCTATGGATTGCATTTGGGTCACCTCTATTGATTGCATGCATTGCATTTGGGTCAAATGCGCCATACACATTAGTTCTCTTTGCATAATTTTGACCAAGTGGCCTATTTTGCAACACTGGTGCATATGTAATGTCTAAATATGCTCTCATGCCATCTTGATAGAAAATCATATTTATTCGTTTTATTTCATCCCACAAATCCAATCCACCTTGTAGCTTTGCCCTCATAGAAATTGGATCTGACATGATAATGTCATGTATTGCCCCAAACGTTGATGAGAATTGCATCATTGTATTTTGTAAATTACTTAGTTTAGATTGCGCAATCATTGGTGGCATACCCAATTTTACTAAATTTTCATAAAATAAATGATACAAATATTCATAATTTTTGCGAGATTGAAAAGTCAAAATAATTCTATTCTGAAATAGTGTTGGGGTAGTAAAACTTGGAGTCGCCATTATAAAAAAAATATATTATAAAATCTTTATTGTAATATATATATATGAATTTTAGTAAAATTATTATTTTTAATACTAAAATTATTATTTTGATTACTAAAATTATATATTACTAATAATATGAATTTTAGTCAAATTATTATTTTTTTATTATTAATAATCTTAATATTAATCATATGCTGTATAATTACAAATTTATACTGTGGGTTTAAATCTTTACATAAAAATAAAAAATATGGTGGGGCATCTGTAACTAATGAACAATATGAATATGCAGATAATACTTTAACAAGTCTTATAAGTGATAATGTGTCATATTATACTGGATATGATGTTAACAATTATAAGAAAATATTTAAACCAATTAGAGATGATATGAAATCTATTTATATTGGAAATAGAGAACCATCGGTGGTATTTGGATTTTGTACATTTCTTGATATTTGTGAATTTAAAGAAAAAGAAAATGATTTTGATAATCTTAAAATTGAAGAAATTGACTCAATTATAAATGATGGTATAAAAAGAAATAAAAAAATCAATAAATATGATTTTAAAAAATTATATAAAAAATATTATTTAATAAATTCTAAACGTGACTTTATTACAGATATAATTAAATATACAGAATTAGATAAACAAACTAGATTAAATGAAACTGATTTAGGAATGATTCAATATATTGCGGATAATATAAGAAAAAGACAATTTTGCGTATATGATTTATTATATTTAAGAAGAATTCTTTTTAGATTACAATCTTCTCTTATTACTGATTTAAAAATAAAACCTATTGATTATGACAATTATTCTAATAATTTTATTGAGCCAAGTTATATGCAATTTGATTCTTTTCAAAATTTAATAAGCATGTATAAAACCTATTATAACGATCCTACATTTGCCCAAGTTGCAATTTATGATAAAAGAATTGAATTTATTCGTAAATTAAGTGAATATGAAGACCTAAACAAATATTTACTACGATTTCTTAATTTGCAAAAAAATGCAGATTTAAAAAAAATTAATTTTTTAAGATATGTACTTACATATGGTGATATTATTTATTATGGCGATGGTGAATATAATCATTATACATTTATTAGCAAAATATTTGCATTTTTATTAAATATTAAAAAATTTAAAGAAATATTGAAAGAATCTGAACCCGAAATAAGTAAAAAATTTCCATTAGCTATTATAGATTTTGAAAAATGGAATGCTGAATACAGATTTAAAATTGCAGAATCTGATGGTGGTGGTATATATAGGGCATATAATACATATAAAGAACTATTTCAAGAATATGAGATCTTATATGGGTATGCAATACAAATGCAAGATCAATATAAAACTATAAATATTCAAGAAATAATAGATACTATTATATTAAAACAAGATAGTTCAAATTATAAAATAATTTTAGATAAATATAATAATTTATATATGAGCCCAAATTTAACCGAATTATCAAATAAATGCACAGATTGGTTTTTTTCCAAAAATAATTATAGCTTAGATTTTATAAAAAGTAATCAAAAAGAAATTGTTGATAATTTTATTGATTGGATAAAATCTATTAAATCAATAAAATTATCAACTTCATTAATATTTCCAATATGCTCATTAAATAAATTTGTCAGTATGGATTTATTATTAAAATCAGCATATGATGAAATAATTAATTTTATTACTAGTAGAACTTTTAATTTAAGCCCAATTCCTAGTACATATTTTGAAGATATGCTTAAAAGTATGAAATCAATTAAAGATATAACTAATTATTTTTCTTCTATTTTATCTGTAAAATTTTTACTAAAAATTCCAGATATGTATGACACTATGATATTGGATATTACTGAAACAAATATAGAATCCCCATTTTATTTTGGATCTCCATTGAATTTTGCATTAAAATCATTAAATAATATATTTAATACTGCCGATAGCAATTCTAATCATGATATATATAAAATTATACCTATAATTCAATCAAATATATTTAATATAAATTTTTTGAATAATTTAGAAAGTATATTATTATTTTTAGATAATTTAAAACTAAAAAAATATTTAGATTCATCTCAGTTTACATATATTTTAACTACAAATGATATTAAATTTTTAACTAGTAACAATTATCAGTTAATGTTTAATTATTATATGGATAGTGATAAAATAAATATACTTGGGCAAAAGTTATATAAAATATTAATGTTTAAAAAATTTTATAAAGTATCTGATGGGTATACTATATTATGCAATGTAATTGAATTAATATATGATATAAACACAAATGAAATAAAAGATATTGGAGATGTTAATTGTATTACATATTTAAATAAACAGTATGAATCAAAATATAAAAAATCTAATGTATTATCTGAAGCATTTTTTGACAGTTTAGATGGTTTTTATCAAATGAAAAATAATGATGTATCAGATGCACAATATATATCAAAAAAGAGATACACTACATATGCATTAATAAAAAATCCTAAAAAAAGAAACTCAAGACATATAAAAATTTTTATAAAAGAAATATCTGATTATCTTGAAAATCAATATATGTTATTATTTATAAAAAATAGATTTGACAATTATATAAAATCATTAAAACAGATTTGTACTAAAACCCCCGATGATGTTTTTTTACAATCATTAGTTGTTAAATTGACACCAACTGAATTAAAACCAGTTTCAGATCAATATGTTGTAAATATATTATATTTTGATGATAATGAATTAAATCCATATTTTAATATTTTAGAATTTTATTATGTTTTATGTACATTATTACATAATATTGATAATACATTTAATATCGATAATTCTAAAAATGAAACAATTATATCCCAAATTTCCACATTATCAAAAATACCTACAAGTGTAGATATTGAAAAAATGGTTGAAATTATAATAAGGCGTAAAAAAACAATAGAGCGATTTAATGCCGTAAAAGAAACAATATTTCAAAATGGTAATATTATACGGTATAGATCAATTATATTAACTAGTTATAATGATTATATTGATAATGATTATAAATATAAAACTACCATTGATGAAATGTCTAATAATTTACATATATATGATTCTTTTTTAATTGCGTCTTTATCAAATTTTAAATTTATTTTTAATACTTTTATACAAAAATATTTATTACAATTTGGCCTAAGTAAAACATATTTTGACCCTAATATAAATTCAAATGCATTGATATATAATAAAAAATTAGATGAAATTTTTAAACTATTACTATCTAATATTTCAATAAATAGTGATACTAATAAGTATAGAAAATATGTTGATATGTTATATTTTGATAGTACTCAAAAAATGCAAAAATCAAAAGTATATAAATTAATGTTAATAGATAAGATAGATGATGATATTATTAAACAATTTTTATTATACAATTATACCTATGATGAATTTAATAATCTTACTGATAAGCCATTTAATGCAACATTTAATTTTAAAATTAATATTATATTAAGTGAAATGATAATTACATTATATTATTTTTTAAAAATAAAACAAACAAATAAAGAAGATATAATTTATAGTGAAGAATTTATAAAAAAATGCTATACTAGTATATTGCAAAAATATGGTAATTTTATTAATGATGATTTATTTATATATAAAATTATGAATTATATTGGAATTTATAAGTGTATATATGATTATACGGAAATTGATAATAATGGTATATGTACATATATTAAAAATGAAGAATTAAAAAAATTAATATATGATATAATACTTAACTATACGAATCATATTTCATTAGAAAATACATTAACTGGTAAATTAATGGCATTTCAAATTTTTTATTCTGTAAAAAAAAATATTTTAAATGAATATAATAAATTACCCCAAGATAATAAAAATATAGAAGATGTAAAATTAACTATTATTCCTTTGATAAAAACAGATCTTCAAAATATTTTAATAACTTTTTCAAATGATGATAGTTTTATTGAGTATTGTGTAGAGCTGATAATTTATAATGTTGCACGCATTTATACTACAAAATCCAATACCACTAAAATTTTATATCACAATATTAAAATTATAAATAAATTGACCGTATATATTAGTGGTAAAGATGAAAGAGTTATGAATATATTAAACTCTATTATCAAATCAATGGATGGATTATTTAACCTAAAAGAAGGAATGGTAATTTCTAATGAACTTAAAACAGAAATAGCCAAAATAAAATCTAAAGAAAAAACTTTAAAAGATGCATTTGAACCAATATTAACATTAACTATTATAGAATCTACCCCACCACAGACATTTCCAAAATATATATATAATCAGTTATTAAAATTATATGACATTAATATAATTCAAAGTTATAACCTATATAAGGCATTATCTGAAAATTTAATATTTAATGACGCCGATTCAACTGTATCTTATAAAAGTGATATTATACAACCCATTACTAAAATATTTGCACAATATGATGATGGTGATATCTTATTAGTAAATAATTTAAGCATAGATGCAATATTTAATAACATATATGATATTTTACTCAAAATTGCTGATAATGTATTTATTCGCCATATTTTTAATCAAAAAGATATGAAAAATACTATACTTCAAAAATGTGCCGTAGCAATAGATGGTTCGGGGGGTATAAGGGGATCTAATATTAATAGCGAATTTGTTGCAACATGTGAGAAAGATATTGAGTTTTTTAATTTAAAAAAAATATATTTTTATGAAGAAAAGGTTAAAGGTGTATACCCACCAAATTATTTGTTAAAAATATTTTCAAAAAATATAATGCCAATAGAAAAAACTCCAATACCAGTAGATAAACAAATTCCAAATGCAAATAAAGATTTTATAATAACTGATAAATATACATGGCCTAAAGATGATATGGGTGCAATAAAAGAAAATGTTATACATGAATGGACTGAAGAATATAATAAAAAATTAGCTTCTTCACAAACTAATACAAATGATGATGATTTAGATGAAGAAAAAATCATTGAAGAAGAAATCATTAAAGATACCACAATTGCCTATAAAGATCCTAGATATAATAAGTATTTATCTGTTATGAGAGATATTAATTTATTTACTGAATGTTTACAAATTGATCCATTTGGATATAGTGAGGGTGAAATTAAGGACGCCATTGAAAATATTCTTGATCCAAATAAAATACCACCAATTGATATGGCAATTCATGACTCTATAGATAAGATTGAACTTGAAATTAATTATTTGTTATATGATAAAATGCCAGCAATAACTTATTTAAATACAAATCTTTACTCTTCAACAAAAATACCAATTACACCTTTACTAGATTGGATCACAAATGGTAAAAAATATAATTTTAGCCAGATGATGACATCTCTTGCAAAAAATAATGTAAAAATTATTTTTAATGCATATAAGTCAATTAAATATAATAATAAAACAATGCCAATGACAATAGAGAATATTTATAAATATTATAGTAGTAATATATTTATGGATATAAATTTAAATTCAGAATCTATTAAAAAATTAAATCCAAAAGAAAAAACAGAACTTGAACGCATTTCAACAAAAAAACTTTGGTCAGAAATTAAATCATATTTTGATTCAAATATTAATATTTATGATAAAGAAGATGAAGACAATAAATTTGTTAAAAATAATATAACTCCAATTGATGAAGCTATAGATCCATATAAAGTTCAACAACAGTTAAAAGAACTAACTTCAGTTATATCAGCAAAAGAAATAACATATATTCAATTATTAGATATATATAATAAGCATAAAGACGTCCTAGAAGAAGATAAATTAAAACCATTAAAATTAGCATCAATGCAAGCAGTAATTGAGGAGGCCATTACTGATGCAATTGAAAAATATAAAGAGGAGCAAGCCAGTGCAAATCCAACCCCCGAACAAATTCAAGGTGCAATAGTTGCAACTGATAGAGCAATTAGTCTTGTACAACAAGACGCTCAAAACATTTTATATACAGAAATAAAAGCATTAGAGAAAGAATTAATAGCGTCCGAAAAATTAATAGAAACCACCATAGATACAGATTTTGGCACAATTGCATCAATTGATGAAATTAAAGAAAAAATGAAAATATTAAAAATTGAGATTAATCAAATAAAACAAACTAGGGAACAATTATTACAAAAAATGTATAATATATATTCTGATATGCTTGAAGAAATTCGTATATTAAAAGAAAACAAAAAAACAATAGAAGATGACAAAACCACATTAACTCAACCAAATCCCCCATTAACTCAACCAAATCCCCCATTAGCCATAACCCCAGCTAGTCAAGCCATTTTAGACCAAAATACAATATTACTTGCGCAAATTTCAGAATTAAGTAGTAAATTAATTGACTATATTACACCTGATTATATTAAACATATTAAAGACAATGATATTAAAGAGAATGTTTTTAATTACAATATTCTCAATTCAAGTCCTAATTTATATTTGACAATTAATGAATTAAAAAACAGCAAATTGATAGATATTTCTAATGAAATTGGTGAATCATACTATCAATATTTCCCATATAAATCAATTTATCTAAATTTTAAGGAAAACAATAGTTATAAAAAAGATAATGAAGAATTTTTAAATTTTATACGTGATCTTAAAAATAAAACTGTAAGGCCATCAGTACCAGTTTTAATGCCAACAGCAATAGTACCGGCACCGGCAATAGTACCAGCACCGGCAATACCAGCACCGGCAACACTAACGCTAGAACAGCAAGCAGAATTTCAACGGCTTCAAGGTGAAAAACAACAGATTGAAGGTGAAAAACAATTAATTGAAACTGAAAAAACGGCATTAGAGATATCAAACGCAACATTAAATACGGAGATTGCACAATTAAAGACTGATATTACACAATTAAATTCAGATATTACAAAATTAAATTCAGATATTAAAAATTTAAATGATGTAGAAATTAAGAATAGATCTGACAAAATCTACCAATTAGAACTTGATATTGCAACTCAAATAGCTAATACTACCGCACAAAAAACGACATTAGACGCACAAATAAAAGCACTTAATGATCAAGAAGTTATATTAACTGGTCAAATTGCTACATTAACTGGTGAAAATGCTACATTAACTGGTGAAAATGCCTTATTGCAAACACAAATTATTACAACTCCAGATTTATCTAAGATTATTAAGGATTTAATTACAGTATTAGAAAATACTAAGGATGCCTCAATTCCTGATTATGAGAGAAAAGAATTAGAAAAAATAGTTGAACTTATTCCAGAGTTGCAAACAAAAAGTGTTGAACAAGTTAAAAATTCATTCAAATTATTATTGGATAGTGTATCATTTAATGACAGAAATGATTTAATTTCAGAAATACAATCATTTTTAGCATTGCAATCAAATAATTCTGAAACTACAAATTCTAATCAAGAATTATTAAAATTTGATCCAGTAAATATGCCACCATCAATGAGACTTAAAAATGCTCTTGGGCACTTTAGGGTAAAATATGTAGACCCAAAAGTATTTATTGAAGTAATTAAAAATCCAAATTCTTATCATGACCCAAATATTGATTTTATATATTCAAATAAATCAAATAGTTCTCTAAATGGTACTGTGCAAAATATGTCCATAGATAAAGCACAAAATGGAGAGTATTTCCCAATAAATTCAGATTTACATAATGTTATTGTTGTTTAAAACTCTTTCTTTTGGGAAAAGAAAGGAGGCAAAGAAAAAGTTAAAAAAAATAATTTATTTTTTTGCCTCTTTGGACAAATTCAATTTATTGAATTTTCCAGTTTTACTTGACTCTTTCGTAGATGACTCTACAATATAGCGACAGATATGTTTTATCCGCCTCTGTTAAAAGTTCAAATGTTCGTTTATCTTTTGTCTCAAATATTGAAAAATAATCACTTAATGAATTTATTTCCTTAACGACAAATTTTTTCTTTTTAAATTCTTTACTAATTGATTCGAAGTTAAATAAATATTCATCATAGTATTCACCCATACTAAATGGCAATAATACCCCAATCGATTGGCCACAGCTTTCTAATTTTGCGCTAGAGTATTTTCGTTTTAATGAGTATTTTAATACACCATTTTCTCTTAAATCCCATGAATTGCCAGTAGATATATTGTTATCTGTAAAAATTTTATGTATATCTGCACCATTAAAGCATGTGATACAAACAAGCCCATTAATCGCAACGGTTTTAAATGCAATATCAATAAAATTATTGATGGATTCGCTTGTTCCTAAAAAGTAATGAAATGCTAAATTACATATTAATGCATTGCACATACCCATTCCTAAAATGTTGCATTTTTTCACAACTGATTCAGAATCTTCATGATTTATATCCGCGACTATAATATATACAGAAGTATATTTTTTGTGATGATCGGTTCTTTTTTGCTTAATAAATGCTTGGCGCCTTTCAATTAATGTTGTTAGCGCTGCCCTATCTTGATCAATTGCGATTAAATGTTTAATGCATGCATTAAAATATCTACCCAAATCTTGCCCTTTACCGGCTCCAATATCTAAGACCCAATCACAATGTGATACAGAAGTAATAATTTCCCCTTTTACATAATTGACCACTTTCACCATTGATTCATATTGTTTTCCTTTTACCGTCTTAAAGTATTCAGAATGACTTTGTTCCCATAATTCATTTATACCAAATGGATTAATATTATTTGACCAAGTTGATTCCGCCACTTGAAAATCATTGCCGTAATAGGTTTTGCTTTCTTCTCGATCTTCTCGAATTCTTACAATTTCCCAATCTACATACAATGAACCACCTCCGGCCGCCGTACAACCACCACCGCATTTAAACTCAACAATTTTATTATTAATATCCAATTTTGAGCTCTTAGGGTGGTAATAAATATATGCATATGGGACATCTGCTGGGGTAAATTGAATTGGAATATATACTGGATTCTCACTTATATTTTTTTTAAATATTTTAGTATAATGAGGTAATATTCGGATCCCTAATTTATCCAGATAAAATGACTTGATCCCAACAAATAATATATACAAATCAAAATCTGGTTTATTTTCATAGGGGTGAATTCCTAATAATTCTCTAGGGGCTTTTTTTACTAGAAAATCTATTGTTGTATCTTCACTTGATTTCCATTTATAAGAAGAGGTTAATTTATATGATTTTCCATTTTCAATGAAAATTAATCCATCTTTTTGATATGGCTTTTCTTCTTCATAGGATCGACGAATTACTCTTTCTAAGTATTCTGGACTTTCATCTTCGATCAAATAAATAGATTTTACCTTTGCAAAATTAGATCCAAATATTTTATTTATAATTTCCACACCATTATCTAAATACTCTAATCTTTTTTCAAATATATCATTAGAGACATTTATTCCAGTTAATGCAATAATATCAAATGCATATAAATTGCCAGATATTGCACTAACGCATTCAGTTTCGCCACCACCGCCAATGTCTTCTGAGGCGACTTCTTCTTCGGGGTGTTCAATATATTCACAATCTAAAATAGTATCTAGCATACAATCTGAATCATCTGTTTTAACTAATGGGGTATATTTTATAATTTTATTATTTGTCATTAAAATTCCCATACCATCACGAATAATAACTATACATCTTTTGCCATCGGCTTTATCTGTAACGTATAAACCTTTTGGGGGGTATAACGCCCCATATGCATTTTTTGTTAATGATATAACCTGTGGCAATAATCTTTTTAATGATTCTTGCCTAAATTCATTTAATTTATATTGTTGGCTAATAATATACTTTGCAATATTGTATACTTCTTCTTGAAATTGATATTCATTTTTATATTCTGGGTTTTTAATGTTTAATATTACATCAATTGCATTCATTACATCCGTTGATTTAAATTTTGTAAATAAAGTCAATAAATTGCTTTCATTATTAGAAACAATATCAACTAATTCTATTTCAATTTCATATTTATAAATTTCATTAATTGTCCTTGATGATTGTAATATAGAATCAAAATTCTCTAATGTGTTTTCTTTAAACATATAATCAATTATTTTTTTTATATTGGTTTTTACTTCACTACCAACAACTTCTTTTAAAATGGTTAAGTCTATTCTCCAGATAAAAGTAATATCTGGATCATCCACGGATTTAATATGTAATGGATAACTTAATCGTAATTTTGCTCTAACGATTGCGGTCTCATCCAATGTGATTGATTTTTCAATCTTCTCAGATGATATAGTAATTTTATAATTAACCCCATTTGAGGTCTTTACCATATATGGAATTATTAAATTTTTTTTCAATATATATTCAGTTGTTTTATGTTCTCTCGTATGAAATGTTATATCCTTTCTAAAAAATGAATTGTTTTTTTTGTTATCTTTTATTGCACTTACCATCATAGTTATTGTTGGATCAGTTGCAACCGATAGAATGGGATCAATTAATTTTTGATAATTTTCACCTAAATATTTTCTCACTTCTAAAAATTTTAAATATTGAACATCACTAAATCTTATTTCATACTCTAGCGATGTATTTGCATCTAATGCCGGTAAATACTTTTTATATAAATTAATAGTGGATTCCAATGTTGGTTTTTCAGATGTTGTTTTTTTCATCCCTAAGCCTTTTAAAAAAGGCTTTACCCAAAACTTTTAGAAAGGAGACAAAGAAAGAATAAATAAATTCAATAAAATGGATAAATTCAATAAATTGAATTTTCCAAAGACAAAGAAAAAGTGAAAAAATACTTTTAGGAAAAGGCTTTACTCAAAAGTAATAACTATATATTACTTGTATATATAATACTTATGTATAATATTAAATGGGGTGAATTCAAATATAAGCCATTTATAAGGATAGTAGGTTATGTATTTAATGCATTGAATGTATTTAATGCATTGAATGTATTTAATGCCTAAATGTAAAAAACATGCTATTTTTAATAGTTGAATATTTGATCGATAAAAATATTTTAGACAAAAATGATGTTACTCATTCTCACACTAATTACTGTAGTATTTTTGGCTCTAGCTGTATTTTGGGTATGCATATATCCATATACTAAGGAGGGTTGGTCAAATATTGATGATGTGACATCTTCCTGGGGGGTCTTAGGTATTTTTGGATTAATTATAAGCCGGCTATTTGTTCTTTTCAATGCAAAGAGCAATGGTCTATCTATGGATAAGACTTGGTGGGATGTAATACTATTTACATTGTTTCAACAATTTTCAACTGAAGATAACAAAGGCTTCTATAGATATCGCCAAACATGGGGCAAATTAGAAGAGCCTGTAGAAGCAGTTGCATTTGTAATTGAAGCAACACTAATTACGGGCGTATACTGTGTTTCAGATGGAAATACTAATATTTATGCAAGTGAGATATTAAATATCCAGTGATGTAGCTTTGATCATAGATCAATAATTATAGTAATAGTAATTATAGTAATAGTAATTATAGTAATAGTAATAATAGTAAATGTCCCATAGTAGTAATAGTAAATTCAACATTAGTAATAATAATAGTAATAATAGATAAAGCTATTTTTTTTGTAAAATATATAAAAAATACATTTGAATATATGCCATTTAATATTATATACAAGTAATATATAGTTATATTACTTTTAAAATTTTTCTTTGCCTTCGGAAAATTCAATTTATTGAATTTATCCATTTCCAAAAGAAAGAGTAAGAGATGTCATCAACTTATATTTCCATTGATAGTGTGAGGGATGCTATTGCAAATCATGTGATTAAGGGTACATTTGATGAAGATCATTTATTATTTACATTTGAGCCCATTCATTATATTACAAGAGGAAAGCCAAATACATATACAATTGTTATTCAATTATTAAATGCCACCGGTGAAATTTTGCCAATTACAGATGAAATATTAGATGGTGAAAAAATGGATGAAGGATTAAAGGCATCCATTGCGCCAAAATCTGGCCAAGATGGTGGAAAGATTAGAGATGTAACCCCAACATTTATTTTAAAGGGCAAAAACATTGGAAAAAAAAATGAGACCAATGTTGTTACTCAAGCATTTAGGGATGCATTAGGGTTATACAATAAAAAATTAGCAAAAACTCTATCTAGTGACGGTACTAAAGATAGTACTGAAGCAAGCAGTACTGAAGCAAGCAGTACTGAAGCAAGCAGTAAAGGAGAAAGCAGTACTGAAACAAGCAGTAAAAAAGAAAGCAGTAAAGAAGAATCTGGGATGCCATTGCCAATGACCATTAATAAAGATAGCAAATTAATTGACAGTGATTTTGAAAATGGTGTTATTTTACAAAAAAAACATAATGGTGTTAGATATATCACATATAGAAAATGTAAAGATGATACAGAATTGGAGAATCTACAATTTTGCACAGTTAGTTATTCGAGAAATGGAAAATTATTTTCAGATAAATCTATGCCAAAAATAAAGCGAGAATTAAAAATATTATTTGATAATAGTATGGATTTATGCTCATCTAGTAAAATAACCTTAAATAAAATACAAAGTATATTACAATTATCCGATGAAGAATTTGAATACTATAAAGGCTCAACTCCATATTTTGATGGTGAATTATATAAACATGGAATGTCTTTACAAGAAATATCCGGACAAGCAAGGAAGAAACAATCCAATATTGATTTAGATTATTATATTTTTGATGTGTTTTTTCCAATGGCGATTGCAAATGGGCATCATTTAACAAGTGATAAACGACAGGCATATTTAGATTATATATTTAGTAAAGTTGAGCCACTGGGGTTTACAAGTATAAAACGAGTTGAAAATTATAAAGTAAACAATCCTATAGAGGTAAAAACATTATTTGATGAATTTCTTTTGGAAGGATATGAAGGCGCAATTGCTAGAAAAGATCATGGCATTTATGAATACTCATATAGTAGTCATCGATCAAAAGATTTAATCAAAATTAAACCATACCTTGATGATGAATTTGAAATTGTAGGATTTACACAAGGAGTTGCTGGTAGTAATGTAGGCGCAATTATTTGGATATGTTGTGCCCATAACAATAAAGACTTGACATTTACAGTTGTGCCAAATATGAAAACCAAAGAAAGAAAAGACTTATACAAAAAATTAATTGAAAATGAATTAGAAAGCGCAAAATATATTGGAAAAAAATTAACAGTTTCTTATTCAGAATTATCCTCAGATGGCATCCCACAACAACCAAAAGGAGTTGTAATTAGAGATTATGAATAGAAAATTATAATCCTAATGCCTTCAACAATCTCTAGATCTTTTTCCCAGAATTGATTTAGTTGGTAATATTTCTAAGCAATTTGAAGTCTTTTGCCTAGGGGCTTTATCTGATCTAGTAGGGCATACGATAGTACTGGCAATAGTACTGGCAATATTAAATTTTTGTTTTTCTAAATTGCCATTGCATTCATTGTCGCTATTGCATTCATTGTCGCTAATTAAATCTATTACAATTAAATTAGTGCTTGCACACTTTTGTGGCAATATTTGTGGCAATATTTGTGGCAATATTTGTGGCAAATCATCTTCTATTACAATTACATTAGCGCTTGAAGTCTGTACTTGCAAATTGCTATTAATAAATGCTTCAAAGATTTCACAATTTAATGATTTATCTGAAAAATATGTAATTTCTTCAAATTTGCAATTATTAGTGAATCCCATTTTCTTAAAAACTGCAAAAATATTTGCAATATCATACATAGATGAATATTTGCCATCAAAAGAAGTGTATATATTATCTGCCAATTTAGTAATCATATTATTATCACCAACGGAACCAATATGCCTTAATAAAGAAAACCATGGATCTTTTTGTTTGCCTAGAATAGATGTTGCAAATTGATATAATGTCAATAATAATAATGAGGGAAACATTTTTTTATATATATTATCATAAAAATATTGAGATATAATAAAATCTTGCATTTTTAACATATCAATAATACTTTTTAACATTATTAAAATAATACTGCTATATGAATTGTTATATTTATTTGAATGTAAATGATCAGTCATATGTTGTTTAAATTTATTACTAAAACCAATCCATTTTGTAATCTCATTATTTTTTTTAGAATTTATAATAAGATTTTCAACATTTTTTGCAAATTCAATTTCCGTAAATGGTTTTAATTTATAATGAATACGGTTTTGATTAAATCTTTCAGTATAAAGATATGCAAATAATAAATCAATATAATGCAATTTCATATCATTCCAAATTATTAATATAATAGATAATTCATCTTTCTCAAGGTTATCAAATAAATCATTGGAGATGCCACAATTAATACTAATTTTCATCTCATTAATTTTTAAGATTGAATAATTATTAAGAATTGCATGAGTGTACTTTCCAATAATACCATATGAGCCAATTATGGGTTTCATATACCGAAATGTATCTAATTCTGGTAATGCACAATATTCAACATATCTATCTAAAATAAATGTATCTAAATTTGAAGCATTCATTAATGTCTCATAGTAACCTAATCTTAAATCAAGATTGCGAAGATCATATTTTGTTTGTTTTTGTAATAATCTATTTACTAATATATTTGATGCTTCTCTAAATCCAGCAATGATATAAATTTTAAATTTTCCAAGATCACATACATTTGTAATAGCAAGATCACATGCGTTTGTAATAGCAAGATTCATTTTATAATTAAATTTATTTATTGTATTTTGCAATTCTTTTAGATATAAGATAATATCTATATTAATATTTAATTTGAACCTTAATGTTAAAGATTTCATTTTTTTATCAATTACATATTTTCTAATAAACATTGTACATATATTAAATATGTCAATACCAAACCATTGAATAAGTGCAGTTGCATTTACATTAAAATCAATAATAAACAGATTCATAATATTACACCATTCAGTAAATGATAATGATTTATCCATGCAAATTATCATTTGTTTGAAAATATCTACACTTTTATTATTTCGTGAGGTAATACATCGTTTACCCATACGATCACTTAAATCTAAAGCATTTTTAATTTGACCAATATTTAATAGTGTCATATTTTCTTCTAATTGAATTTCTCTTGATTGAATTTCTCTTGATTGAATTTCTCTTGATTGAATTTTTTCTAATTGCACCTCGCTTGATTGCATATCTTCTAAATGAATAACTTTTGAATGAATATCTTTATAAAATAGTATAACTTTATATCTTAAAATATTCAAATATAGTAAAAAAAATATTATAAATTTTTGCGGACTAATACAAATAAAATACCACCATCCACAAATTGAGTAGATTCAAGACCATATTGTTGCAAAGTTTCTACATGGTGAATATGGTCATTATTAGATCCCATATTACTATATAAATGATAATTTATTTTTTCAATGGTTTGGCATGTTGTAAATAATTTCTCTATTAAAGAATAATTCATTTGATCTCGAATTGTTATTTCAGTTAATTGAGTTTTTGAAAAATCTAGATTAAATATAATAAATTTAAATTTATTATTGCTAAAAATTTTAGAACTACAATCAATTATTAATTTTTTTAAATTTTTACAATGATCAAATATTAATTGCCATTCTGATAATATATGAGTTTGAATATAAAATACAATACTTGTACTTGTCAGACATTGAATTTTATACTCACATGGTTTATTAAAGGACAAAATTGGTTTTTGTGTAATTATTAATGTATCGATTTTACATCTTTGTAACATATCTTTAATACCACCAAAATCAGTAATAATATCCAATATTATAACTTGCTTAATCTTTTTATTATTTTCTAATATCATAGGAATAAAGTCAATTGCGCGTTTGTGCATTGACAATTCTGTTAAATTTGTAGATTTGCTTAATAATTTATCTATTATATGAAATTTTTCTATATACCCAATATGACAATAATTATTAAAATTTAAATATATATCTCTTCTAGATAAATAACAATAAAATGATTTTTTTAAATAAATTTTATATCCCGAAGATGCAATCAAATTATAATCATAATTAATAGCAATTTCTTTTATTATGAATAAAAAATGCTCTCTATTTGTTTTATTTGTAAATGCACGATCTAATTTACTCACATCTATTATATCCATAAATTCTAATAAATATTGAAACACTTGAATCAAATGCGACATTGGTAAATTTGAATATTACAGTATTTAGGTATAAAATAGTATTACTATATTAATGTATAAAATAGTATTACTATATTAATGTATAAAATAGTATTACAGTATTAGGTATAAAATAGTATTATCAAATATGATATTAACTGAAAATTATGTATTTGATCAAATACATGTAACTATAAAAATTAATATTGACGCTTCACATATATTTATTTACATAAAAACTATTCAATTTATAAAAAAATATAAAAAAAATACTGAATTATTAAATATTATGTTTACAAATAAAACCGATGCGATTAATTATATTATTAATAATTTACAAAATAAATACAATAATGATTTTGAGGATATAAAAAAACAAATAAATAATTTAAAATTTATTCTTTGTTAAGCGATGTAATTAGATAATTTTTTTGATATTCACTTGAAAAAAAATGTTTTGAAAATTGCAATGCATTATTAGCAATTGTTTCTGCTATGTCATCATTTTTTTGTATGTAATCAATTTGTTCAAGTAAATTACTTAAATCATAATTAACTGGAATATAATGTATATATGGTTCAATTAAATTACTAAACCAACATTTTCCATTTGATATTAAAAATGGAACGCAACCACTTGCAAAACCCCACATGTGATTTGAGGCAATAACTGCACCATCAATAATAAAAAATATTTTATACTTTAAAAACTCTGTATAGTGAATTCTATCAGCAAAATATTTTGAATCAATATTTTTTCCATAACTCCACCAAGTTGATAATCTAACATTTTCTGAATTTGGTTGATCAAATAATGCCTTTACAAAATTAATTCGTAATGAATTGTCCAATCCAACTCCAGAACAACCACCCCGCCAGCATAATAAATTGCTCCTTTCCGACCATGGAATCATTTTATCATGTGGGAAATAATACTCAATTCCATTTTCAAAAAAATCATCATCTAATGGCAAATATACATAATTTATTTCATTTATTTCATTTATTTCATTAACATGAGAAAGCACCCCTAATATTATTTTTTTATTTACTTCTTTTGCATAATCAATATAATGTTGAATTATATTCCAGTCAAATCCTTTAAATTCATCATCACAATATTCTTTTTTTATATTGCCATCCGATTTTGGAATTATCATAATTGTATCTTTTGGCAAATTTTCTCTTATAAAATTTACAATTGCACCATTTTTTATCATTTTTGAAAATAAACCATCCCATAAAACATATTCTTCAATATCTTGAATAATATTACCATCTTCAATTACTAAAATTGACATTTCTCTTGAGAAATTGAATTTGTCCTAAAAGGCAAAGAAAAAAAATATTTTTACTACATATATTCATATTAATATTATTTGCATAATTTAAAATTTAAAGAAAAATTTAACCTTAATAAAATTTAAACAATACAATTGTCAATAAATTGAATTGATAAATTTGATTGAATTGTGTTTTCAATATTTGGAATTAATTTGTAATAAATATGATTTACAGTTTTGATTTCATTGATAATACATTCTATATTTGTAGTATTTTCTTGAGGATCTAAAAGTATAATTATGTTTAATGTATTTGGAAAAATAATATTATGACCAAATAAATAAAAATATGTTGGAAATTCTGAATCAAAATTTTCAGAAATGTCTAATGTTACTAAATTTGGACATAAATTAAATATATCTTGCAAATTTTGAGGTGTAATTATATACTGTAATACAAATTGTATTTCAATCATTTTATCTTCGTTTTTTTGAACTAGTAGTGTAATATGAGTTTGATATAAATGACCATTCCCACCACTAATATCTGAAACATATAATCTTAATTCTGTAACTAAATTATTTCTTTCAATAAATTCTGATAATATAATTGATATTGAATTAAAATCATCTATTGATGTATTATCGTATATCTTTATTTTTTTGATATTGTTAAATTGAAATATTATTGGGATTAAATTAATAAAATTACTATCATTTGTTTTGATACTAATTTTTTCTAGACAATTATTTGATCTTATAATAATATTATATGCAACCCAAACTGGCATTCCAGTATATGATAAATCAATTTCTTTTGCATTATTATATCGATCTAAATTAAATTTTTCCATATTAAATTCTTGTACATCAATTAAATTGCTAAATATTTCTGGATACATCTCAAAATGATCCCTTGGATCTTGTTGCATTGTGCCCATAAGCCTTTTAGAAAAAGGCTTTACCCAAAACGTTTGAATACAGCAAAATTCAATAAATTGAATTTGTCCAAAATGATAGAAAGAGTATTGTTATATTTGAATTATATATTTACAAATTCAAATATATAATACTCTTTCTATCATTTTGGACAAATTGAATTTTTTAAGAGTATGTCAAACAAGGCATATATTAAGAAGGTGGAATTTCCACATGCTATAATTCAAGAAATATTAGAATATAATAAAAAAAATATGAATAATTATGATTTTAATCGATTAAATGTGTTTGATTCAAGTGATAAGATTGGAGAGGTATTAGGCGATTATAAATTAATAGTACAATCCATGCGACAAGTGAATAAAAATATATTAAATATATTATTAGATCATATTTTGATATTGTTAAAATTAAATATAATAACGGAAGATATGATTCATCCAAAACATATGCGTATGATTCATCCAAAATATCAAAAATTAAATATAATAAATGATACAATAAGAACAAAAACGGTTATTAATTACTATCATATTCAATATTTTTATTTATTAGTTACAAAATATATTAAAGAATTATTATCCCTAATAAAATATTTAAAAACACTTAAATGTGATATAAATAATCAAATATCAATATTTGAAAAAATAACTATAATCAATAATGAAATTCCAAATATAAATAAATATGTTATAAAATTAAATATTAGATTATCTGATATGGAAACAATATTAAATTTAATAAATTGAATTTGTCTAAAATATTAATTTTATTTGTCTAAAATATATATTTTATTATATTTTTTTTTGGTGATTACAAATTGTGAGAGATATAATTTTTTGTTATTGAAAGCCGAACTAAAACTTGATAAATAAAAATTCCACATACGGAAAAACGTTTCAGTAAAAAATTCTTTATTGCTTGATTGAATTTGTTCCCAATTTGTATTAAAATTATGTTGCCATGCATTTAATGTTTTAGTATAACTTATAGATAAATTTTGTATATGATGATACATAAGATTTTCGCCATGGATTGAATCTAATATAAGTTGTGTAGTTGGGACATATCCACCGGGAAATATATATTTATCAACCCACAAATTACAGCAATATCGATCCATTTTTGATAAATAGTATTTGGATTGATTTGGGGACGTAATTGTTTGCAATACCATTATCCCATCATCTGTTAAAATATCATTACAGATATTAAAAAACTCACCATAATTTTTAACACCGACATGCTCAAACATACCGACACTTACAATTCGATCGTATTTTTTGCCATTTAAATTTCTATAATCGCAATAATAACAATTATTATTTCCATATTTATCATTTGCGTATTTAATTTGCTCCATTGATATAGATATTCCATGAACTGTACAACGTGGATATTTTTCCGAAATGGCATTTACTAACCCACCCCATCCACATCCAATGTCTAATATATTCATCTCTACATCCTCTGGAATTTGTAATTTATGAATTAATAAATTTATCTTTGCAAGTTGCGCATCTTCTAATGTGGTTATATTTGGAGCCCAATATCCACAAGTATATTGTCTTTGAGGATCAAGCATATAATTATATAATATATCTGGAATATCATAATGATTATCCGCAACGCGTTTAGATAACATTATAGATTGATTGTTTTTTATATCTATAAATTGTGTAATTGTATCTTGAATAATAATATTGAATGCAATTCTAAACATTTGTAATGGGGCTTCTTTTGAGGCCATTATTAATAATTGATTGATCTCGCCATAGCATAAGATTTTATTAAAAAAAGCAGTTAAATCTTCACTGTCCCATTCACCGGCCATATAAGACTCGCCAAATATTAATGATAAATCACCACCGAGTATAAATCGATTATATATACGCTCATCTTTGATATGAAATTCTTTTTTACTAAGCTTGAGCAAGCGTATAAGGGATTGAATAAGTGCCTTCATTGTATGCATATATTTATTTATAAATATTTATTTAATATAATTTACAAAAAGGGTATTATATTTGAATGTATAATATAAATAATAAAAAATGGAAAGCTCTTTAGGTGATACATTTGGTGGTATTTTTCAGTATTTATTCAAAGATGTATCAGAAGAAAAGAGTGATAAATTGATATGTTCATTTATATCTGGATTTAAATCATTAGTACGCGAAGAATTAGTATCTAAAAATACAGATGAATTATTCCAAAAAATGAATACATTAAAAGATCAATTAAACGATCAATATAAATTATCGGTTGACAAAGCTAACCAATTAATTGAAGATTGCGACGATATTCGAGCTGGTGTATATATAAATCCAGTTTTATATCATACCGCAGTAATTTTAGACCCATCTGAAGATATTGATAAATTATGCATTAAAAAATCTATGGGGTTGTATTATGAAAAGAATATTATTAATATTGATAAAAAAATTAAAGAGTATACATTAGTTGTATCTGCATTAAAAAGTGTAATTTATACTGAAGGGGAATTAATCAGTGAAGAAAATTTTTCTAAATTTAAAGAAGATATCATATCAAGCCTACAGTTTGGATTAAATAAACGCTATCGTAAAAAAATAGGTGGAGAGTATAATTTTAATGAATTACAGCGTGATAGGTGGTTATATGTATGTAATGAATTTGATATTTTATATCCTAAAATTGAAAGCGCAATTTTATTTATGGTGGGATTAAAAACCGATCATATGCCACGAACATTTATTGGATATATAGAATACATTAAAAAAAATATTAAGCCACATTATCAAGTTTTAAACAAATTTAATCATAGAAGCAAATATAAAAGTATAATTGGCGATGAATGGGATAATAATTATTTAGATATTTGTAAGTTATTAAATACTTTTAAAGAAATTAATAGACTTCAAGATTATAATAGTAAAAATAATATTGGTAATCTTAAAAATATTTTATCAAGTGAGTTTAATACATTACTTTTGTCATTTGAATAAAAAAATACATTCAATTATTTTTTTTTAATTTATTCTTCTAAAACTCTCAAAGATATAAAGAATTTGCAACATATTTTATGTTCTTTCCAATTTTGTCTTTGGCAGTCTTTGGAGCAATATCCAACAATTTTGCAATTTGAACATCTTAATAATTTTTTACCATGATCTATATTACAAACTTTACAAATTTTATTATAAAAGCTATAATGTTTTATATCAGTTTCAATTTTTAATGATTTGCATTGTAATAATATATTTAATATGCGGGCTTCACCAGATAGCATTGCACATTTTAATGCATTCATACCAAAATTAGTTTGATAATTGACATCAGCACCACATTCAATTAATAATTTAGTCATTTCTATATATTTTTTTTTAATTGCAATTATTAACATACTATCGTCATATACTCTACATTTTTTAATATTTGTTCTTAGGGTTTCATCAAGATGCCACTCGCTTGGTTTTATGGTACTCATAATAGTATTGATATGGGGCATTAATTCTTCAATTACAATGGGATCTATTGAGATATAATTAATATCTGCACCGCATTCAATTAATTTAATTGCAATTTCTATGTGATTTTCAGAAATTGCACTATATAATGGCGAAGAATTGTTATAGGATAATTGATTAACATCGGCGCCTGCATCAATTAACATATTTACAATATTTATATGACCCTCTTGAGATGCAATACATAATGCCGTTACTGGGTTTTCAGTTTTACATAAATTGGGATCAGCTCCGGCCTCAATTAATAATTTTACAATAGAATCATATCCTTTTTCTGATGCTATATATAATGGGGTTTTTTTGCCATTTAAATTATTATTAACATCTGCACCGGCATCTATTAATAATTTTACAATATCAATATTACCATATCCACATGCTATAAATAATGGGCATGAAATATTATTATCATATCTATTTAAATCTATAACAACTCCATTTGTATTAATTAATAATTTTACAATTTTTTTATAATTTTGTTTGCATGCTATATATAATGGGGAAATATCTATACCGCCACAATAATTAATATCTGCACCGGCCTCAATTAATAATTTTGCAATTTGTAAATAATTATTTTGGCATGCCATGTACAATGGTGGTATTTTTTCTTCACCACCATCATTGACATTTGCACCCGCATCAATTAATAATTTTACAATTTTTGTTGTGCCTTCTTGTGATGCAATATATAATGGACTTAGCCCATAATCACTATTGCCATCAACATCACTATTGCCATCAACTTCACTATAATCATACATATTAACATTAGCACCAGAGTCTATTAATTTTTTTATTAAATTTATATCATTATTTTTAATTATTCGAAACCACATTTTTTAATAAGGCAATTAAACTAACTCTAAACTTTTATAGTAACATATAGTATACTTTCAAATATCTCTTTTTATTTTCATCTATTTTCCAGAGTAACATGTTATCATCATCAAAATCTGCTTGATACCAACTATAGTCAATTAAATTCATCTTAAATTCATGATCTTTTATTCTTGTATTGATATATATCTCCTCAAAAATTGGGTGATACAATGATCTAGGATATAATTTATTTAGATGTTTCATTTCAATTTTAAAGTTAATGTCTAAATGAAGTATATATATATACAAATATCTTCCATAATTGCACCAATTCTTTTTAGCCTATTATATTTATCCATCACATATAATTCAGCATTCATTTGTTTATAATAATTAGGCAATAAACTCTTTTTATATATATTAAAATATATATTTTCAAATATCTCTTTTTATAAAAAAGTAGGCAAAATTTATATTATAATTATGCAATATAAGTAATATATCTTTTATAAACTTATAAAAAATGTTTACATTGAATATTAAATTGAATCCAGATTTAGATCCAAATATTAAGAAGTATTATATGAATTATAAATGTAGCAAGTATGAGGGGGATAGCGGGTTTGATTTGCCTACCCCAGACACATTAAAAATTTGCAAGAATGGGATGGATACAATTAATTTTGGAATTTCATGTAGTATGACCGATATAGAAAATAAAACCGATGTAAGTTATTATTTATATCCAAGATCAAGTATTTCATCTTCGGAAGTATTATTAGCAAATTCTGTTGGCATTATTGATAAAGGATATCGAGGAAATATTATGGCAAAGATTCGATATATTCCAATTGTCACTAATTGGTTTTGGGAGTGGCTTTGGTTTTGGTGGCCAAACAAAAAAACAATAAAAAAAGAAACTAAATTATTTCAAATTTGCGCACCCAATTTAGCCCCATTTAAAATCAATATTGTAGACTCCCTAGATGAAACCGAAAGAGGATCAAATGGGTTTGGTTCTACCTCCCTCTTTCTTTAAAAAAGAAAGGAGACAAAGAAAACCTTTTAGAAAAAGACTTCACCCAAAAAATTATTAGAAAACCTTTTAGATAAAGGCTTCACCCAAAAACTTTTTATATTATTTTTATATTATTTTTTTGCTATAATATATATCAAAAAATGGATACTCAATTATTAATAGTTGTAATAATATTTGCTGTGCTTATAACCACAGCATTAGTGATTTCAATAATTGCACTTATACGCCAAAGACAAGAACAATTAGCACGATTAAATGATTTATCATTAAATAATATATTGCCAAATACGGATGAAAAAAAAAAATCAAATTCTAATATTTTTGATAATTTTATAAAACAAGATTCAATTTCCATAGAAGACAAATTAAATAAATATTTAACTGATTATTGTAAAGATAAAATTGAAGACACTGAAAAACAAATTATAGAAAAATATAGTAAAACTATAAAATTTTTACAAGAAAATCAAACAGATGCAAAATTTACCAATAAACTTTCTGATATTTTGAAATCTTATGAAAATAATTATAATGAATATAGAACAGGTAAAATAAATATGGTAAAAATATTTTATACATGGAATTATCCATTAGAGGAATTTGTTGATTTGTTATATAATATATGTAAAATTTTGTATGGTGACAGAGATTTTAAAATATTAGAAATTGCCGCCGGATATGGGTTTATATCAAAATTTATAACTATAATTTCTAATGCAAAAAAATATAAAATAAAAATGAATGCGACAGATTCAGGCGATGAGACATCCAAAGGATATGATTTATTATATGATATTCTTGTGACTAAACATGACGCATTGAGATCTTTAGATGTTGATATTTCTAGCGGTTCTCAAATATTATTAGTAAGTAGAGGTAGGGCATTTATGAATAAAGAGCTTTTAGTAAAATGGATTAATGCAAATATTTATAAAGTTATTGTATTAATACTTTTAACCGAGGGAAATAATACTAGCTGTGAGCCACCACAGTTTTTTGAAGCTTTAGAAACATTAAAATTTAAAAATTATACAGCTAAAAAAGCACTATTATTACCATTTGATGGTCATAATGATCATGTCCAAATTTATACTAGATATAATGACCAAATTATTCAATAAATGATCTAATAATGACCTTTAAATAATTACCTATTTATTGGATTTAAATTTAGACAAATTTAAACAAATTTATCAGATCCTAGCATTGAAGCAACTTGCCTAAGTAAATATTCGCCACTATTTGTTTTTAATTTATAAAATAATAGCTGTATACTATTTTTTTTTACCCCTGCTTGCAATGTTGGAACTGCAATTTCAATGGCTTTTTCAAAAGTGAGTAATTGTTGTCTTTCTATAAATAAATAATTTTTTTCTTTATATTTTTTTAGAAAAAATCCGATATAATTCATATTCCATTTAATAGAATCTAATAATCGATCTTCTTTTTCATGTATATATATTTCATTACCATGGCGTTTATATCTTCTTTCAATTTGTTGATATAACTCACATTGAATTTGCATTTTTTCTATAAATGGACACAATATGCAAATATATCTTTTAATGGTATCTTTGTAATCTTTACCAAGTACAAAATCTTGTAATACAATTCCAACAATAATTTGGAAGATACCACCAATAAAATCAGGATCATGTTCTTTACGTACATATATTAAATCTTTAATAATGCTTGATATTTCTAGAATATATGATGATCTATTATATTCTGATGTAATTGACAGCATTGGATTTTGATATTGTATATTTGTTGGTGGTAATGTATCATCATGCAAATAAGTCGTTGTTAAATGTAATTTACTTTCAATGTTATTAACTTGTATATTTGTAAATACATAAGGATCATCACTAAATTCTTCTCGTAAATTTGGGATTAATTCTAAATTATGCTCTTGTTTTATTTCTTCTGGTAAATATTCAACAACTTTACTAATATCAGTTTTAATACCAATAGCGTATTTGCGCGCATTGTATGCCACAATTGGCACGCCATTATATGACATTTCTTTTAAATAATTTTTTTCATTTTCAAGTACATCATATGCATAATTTAGTATAAATTCAACGATAAATTGTGAAAACATACGGTTAGAATTGTCAAAAACTAATCCATGTAAATAATCTATATACTCTCTAAAGTCTCTAGAGTTGTGTAAATATGACCAAAATAGAAATGAAATAGAAAACTCTACATCACCTTCACAAATGCAAAAGTAATGCTCTTTTTTATCTTGATCGATATGAAGATTAGAAATTGCATCGTGCAAAATAAAATCAATCTCCGGTTGAATGTCAAATGTTGTTTCTGTAGAATTTCCTCTAGAAAAATTTAAATAGTCTCTATTATTTAATAAATTAATATAAAACAGCCTTCTATATGCTTTACTTGCATTGCTTGAATTGCTTGTATTAGTTGTTTTGCAATATTTTACAATATTTTTGAGAATATATGTATTTATCTCATAATATACAATAAGTGGTAAAAATATTTTATAAATTTTTAGAATACTTAATGAACTAAATGCATCATTTAAATCTTCAATGATTGAATCAAATTTTTGTAATGTATGTGATCTTTTAATGTTTTTATGGGATATATTACCCTCTAAGATTGCATCGCCTAATGTTGGATTCAATATTTTGCTTAATTTTTCATATCCAGAATAAAATAGGCCATATTCTATTTTGACATGTTCAGACATTATTGGATACAAATTTAATGCTAATTTATACAAATTTATATTATTTAATACAATTATTCAAATATAAAATATTCAAAATATATTTGTATTTATATAGCATTATGAATATATTTGTGTTTAATCGTGGATTACGTATTTTTGACAATACAACATTGATTCACCAAATGCGCCAAATGGGTGCAATTACTCCAATATTTATATTTACCCCCGAACAAATAGATAAGAAACAAAATAAGTATTTTTCTAATAATAGTGTCCAATTTATGATTGAATCCTTGCAAGAATTAGCAAATGATATAGAAAAACAAGGTGGGAAATTATATTTTTTTTACGGTGAGGTAATTGATGTATTAAGTTCTATTTTGAAAGATATGAAGATATTATCAATAGGGCTAAATTTTGACTATACGCCATATGCAAGACAAAGATCTGATTTGATTCAGAAATTTTGCACAAAGAATAAAATAACTTTTTTTGAAAAGGAAGATTATTTATTACATCCAATATTAAGCAATCAGACAAAAAAGAAAGATGGTAAGCCCTATTTAATGTTTACTCCCTTTAAACGTTTTTGTATGGAAACCTTAAAAGTAGCCTCAATAGATAAATTTAATAAATTTGTATTTTCTAAAACTGCGATCAAATCAAAGCATTTAATATCAAGTAAAGACATTGAAAAATATTATACAGCAAATCCAAATATAAATACCCATGGTGGTCGTAAAAATGGTTTGCAAATATTAAAAAATATAAAAAGTTTTTCAAAATATGCAAAGGAAAGAGATTATTTTACATATAGGACAACATTTTTATCCGCGCATAACCATTATATGACGATAAGCATTAGAGAAGAATATTGGGCAATTATTGATTCCCTAGGAAAAAAAAGTGGAATTATTTCAGAATTATATTGGCGTGAATTTTATACAAACATTGTATATTGTTTTCCATATGTATTACAAGGCCAAACTTCAAAAAGTTCAAGTTCAACTTTAAGGCCAACTTTAAAAAGTGCCCATAATATAAGTTTTAAGCAAAAATATGATAAATTAAAATTACCACCCTTTAATAAGAAATGGTTTGATGCATGGTGTGAAGGCACAACTGGATTTCCCATTGTTGATGCGGGAATGCGCCAATTAAACACAACTGGATATATGCACAATCGAAATCGAATGATCACAATGAGTTTTTTAATCAAATTTATGCATATAGATTGGCGCTATGGTGAGCAATATTTTGCGACTAAATTAGTGGATTATGATGCAATGATGAATAATAGTGGCGTGCAATGGT